CGACCGTCTCCCGTGTCGTATTGACGTGCTGTACGGCTACAGCGTGATCCGCCCGGCAATGGCCACACGCCTCTGGGGCTAAGCTAACCCGCCCCCGGCTAACGCCGGGGGCATTTCCTTTTCCTGAAAGGCTCTTATCATGGCTCTCCCTTCTGTTGGCGGTGGCTATCAGTTTAACGATGGCAACCTGAATGAAGTTAAGCTTACCGTCGCTGCTGTGCCTGCTACGGCAACCGACAGCGCCACGCTGACGGCTGCTCAGCTCACCAACGGCCTCATCATCGGCACGCCGACGACGACGGCAGCCTACACGTTGCCTCTGGCGACCGATCTCGACACCTTGCTGACGAACTCCAAGCCTGGCTCCACGTTCGATTTCCGCGTCATCAACACGACGACGGCGGGCGTCATCACCGTGACCACCAACACCGGCTGGTCCATTGGCAGCGGCGGTTCGCAGGGTCTCATGACCGTTGCGGCTACGGCTGGCACCGTGCGCGGCTTCCGCGCGCGCAAGACTGCTGACGGTTCTTGGGCGCTCTACGCTATCTCGTAAGCAAATCGGCCCCTGCTTTGGCAGGGGCCACCTTTTCAGGGAATTTTATGCACATTTATCTGCGTCACCCAGTCCACGGCACTAAGGTCGCCACCATGGACGCGGAAGCGATTTATGATGAAGAAAACGGCTGGACGCGCTATACTCCCGGCGAACAGCCTGCCGCGCAGGCTAACGAGCTAGTATCCAGACGGCGCGGACGTCGTCCTTTGGTTGAGGAAGCAGCGGCAGATGACAACAACAGCGGGCGATCAGATTAATGGTGCGCTGCGTCTTCTTGGCGTTCTAGCCGAAGGCGAAACGCCGTCTGCGGCCACGTCGCAGGACGCGCTAACGGCGCTCAACCAGATGATTGACTCGTGGAACACCGAACGCCTCGCGGTGTTCTCCACGCAGGACCAAGTGTTCAGTTGGATGCCGGGGCTTATCTCCCGCACGCTCGGCCCGACCGGCGACTTCGTTGGCAACCGCCCTATCCTGCTGGACGACTCGACCTATTTTCGCGATCCGGCCAGCGGCATCTCCTACGGCATCAAGATCATCAACCAACAGCAGTATGACGGCATCGCCGTCAAGACTGTGACCAGCACCTATCCACAGGTGATCTGGTTGAACATGAGCTACCCCGACATTGAGATGTACGTCTATCCGGTGCCGACCAAAGTGCTGGAATGGCATTTCATTTCGGTTGAAGAACTGACGCAGCCCGCGCTGTTGTCCACGCCGTTGACTTTTCCGCCGGGTTACCTTCGCGCGTTCCGGTACAATTTGGCCTGCGAGTTCGCGCCAGAGTTTGGCATTGAGCCGCCGCCCACGGTCTCGCGCATTGCGATGGCGTCCAAGCGCAACTTGAAGCGCATCAACAACCCGGACGACATTATGGCGCTGCCTTACAGCATTGTTGGTACGCGCCAACGCTATAATATTTTTGCAGGTAACTACTAATGCAGTCGCCCATCCTTGGCAGCAGCTACGTAGCCCGCAGCGTCAACGCTGCGGACAACCGCTGCGTCAACCTCTACCCCGAGATCGTGGCAGAGGGCGGCAAGGAACCCGCGTTCCTTCAGCGTGCGCCAGGCTTGCGTCGGCTGACGACGGTCGGCCTTGGCCCTATCAGAGGCCTGCACGCTTTTGGCGGGTACGCCTACGTCGCGTCGGGTGACGAGCTTTATCGCCTCGATACCGGCTACAACACGACCTTCCTCGGCAACATCGCCAACGACGGCCCGGTGTCGATGGCCGACAACGGCACGCAGCTTTTCATCGCGTGCAACGGCCCCAGCTACATCTACAACAGCAGCACGCTGGCCTACGGGCAGATCACCGATCCTGACTTTGCCGGCGCTGTGACGGTCTCCTATCTCGACGGCTATTTCGTCTTCATTGAGCCGGACAGCCAGAAGGTGTGGGTGACGCAGCTTCTTGACGGCACGTCGATTGATCCGTTGGACTTCGCCAGCGCTGAAGGCGATCCGGACGGCCTGATCTCGTCCATCGTAGACCATTCGGAAGTGTGGCTTTTCGGCACCAACTCGGTAGAAGTTTGGTACAACGCGGGCGGCGCGGCGTTCCCGCTCCAGCGCATTCAAGGCGCGTTCAACGAAATCGGTTGCGCTGCGACGTTCTCGGTCGCCAAGCTTGACAACGCGCTGTTCTGGCTGGGCGCTGACGCGCGCGGCAAGGGCATCGTCTACCGCGCCAACGGCTACACGGGCGTGCGCGTCAGCACGCACGCGGTCGAGTGGCAGATCCAGCAGTACGCCAACATCGCAGACGCCACGGCCTACACCTACCAGCAGGACGGCCACGCCTTCTACGTGCTCTCGTTCCCGTCCGCCAACGCGACGTGGGTCTACGATGTAGCTACACAAGCCTGGCACGAACGGGCGGGCTTCAACAACGGCGCGTTCACCCGCCAGCGCGCCGCGACGCAGATGTTCTTTAACGACAACACCGTGGTGGGCGACTACCAGAACGGCAAGCTCTACGCCTACGACCTGACGCTTTACGCCGACGACGACCAGACGCAGCGGTGGCTGCGCTCGTGGCGGGCGCTGCCGACAGGCCAGAACAACCTCAAGCGTGTGGCCAACCACACCCTGCAGCTTGACTGCGAGTCGGGCGTGGGCCTCAACGACGGGCAGGGCAGCGACCCGCAGGTCATGCTGCGCTTCTCCGACGACGGCGGGCACACCTGGAGCCGCGAGCGTTGGTCCTCGATGGGCGCTATCGGCGCGTACGGCAAGCGCGTGTTCTGGCGTCGGCTGGGCATGACGCAGAAAATCCGCGACCGCGTGTACGAGATCTCAGGCACGGACCCGGTGCCGATCTACATCGTGGGCGCGCAGATCATCATGAGCGGCACCAATGCCTAGCGAAAGCCAGATCCCCGCGCCACGCGTCCCGGTGACCGAAAAGGACGGCGGGATTATGACCCGCGAATGGTTCCGGTTCTTCAACTACGTCTACGAGACGCTCTTGCGGCTGACCTCGTTTGCCTACGGTGTCGCCTATGGCACGACCAACACGGCGTGGGCGGCTAACACGCCGTCCATCGTCCCGCTTGACGTTGTGGACATTACGTCGGGGCTGTCTGTGGCCGCGTCGCGCGTCACCGTCCAGACGGCGGGGCTGTACACGGTGACGGCCAACGTCCAACTGACGAACGCCAACGTCTCCAACGGTGACAGCCTGTCGGTCTGGCTCCGCGTCAACAGCGTGGACGTGCCTGCGACGACCAACACGGCGTTTGCCCCCGCGCAAGTCGGCGCGGTGGCCGGGCAAGGGCTGTTGACGCTCAGCTTCACCCGGCAGTTCATTTCGGGCGATTATTTCGAGCTATACGGTCTTTCCAAGCTCGGGTATGCTCAAATTGCAACGACTCCCGCCAGCCTTTCGCCAGCGTACCCGGCAGCGCCCGGAACAACCTTGACTGTGGCGCAAATCAGATAGGATTGACACATGGCCTCCTACAACCTGTCTTCTTTTGCTGGCGCTGGCGCGCAGTTCTTTGACGACAACGGCAACCCGCTGACGGGCGGCAAGGTCTACACCTACGCCGCTGGCACGACCACGCCGCTGGCGACCTACACGACCACGACCGGCGCGGTCGCCAACACTAACCCCATCATCCTTGACGCTGCGGGACGCACACCGAATGAAATCTGGCTGGCTGTTGGCACTCTTTACAAGTTCATCGTTAAGACATCGGCGGATGTGCTTGTTGGCACTTATGACGGTCTTCCTGCTATCAACGATCCTTACAGCATCAATGCACTGCTAGGCAGCATCACCGGCACGAACGCCATCGCGGCGGTTGCGACCCCGGCCATCACGGTCTACGCGGCGGGCGCGACGTACAGCTTCATTGCGGCTAACACCAACACGGGCGCGACGACGATCAGCATTGACGGCTTGGCGGCCAAGTCAATCACCAAGAACGGCTCCGTGGCCCTGACGGCTGGCGACATCCAAGCGGGCAAGCTGACGTGGATTGAGTACGACGGCACGTCGTTCCAGCTTCTGAACAATATCGTCTACGGCGGGTCGATCACCAACGCAACGATCACGGGCGGAACAATCACGTCCGCCACCCTTGTTGGCGTGACTGTGACTAGCTTGTCCGCACCGCTTAGCGTCGCCAATGGCGGCACGGGGCAGTCGTCGTACACAGACGGCCAGTTGCTGATCGGCAACACGACCGGCAACACGCTCGCCAAGGCCACGCTGACCGCAGGAACCAACGTCACGGTCACGAACGGGTCTGGCACGATCACCATTGCGGCCACGGTTGACGTAACCAACGTGACGGCGGCGCTGGCAAATCTGACGGCGGGCGCAGTTGGCACCTTTGCTTTTATGTCCCTCGGCGGCGCAGCCGTGACCTTGGGGGGCACTGTTGCCGGTTCCTCGCTTCGTTACTCGGGTATTTTTGGTGACTCAGGAACGTCTAGCAACAATGGCGTCGTGTCCACAAGCGGCGCGTTATCAACCGGAACTTGGCGCGCATTGGGGACCAATGGCAGCACTAGTGCTACCGCCAACCTTTTTGTGAGGATTTCCTAATGGACGTTCGCAATGCAACGTACAACCAGTACGGAACGATTGACTGCGAGATTGACCACCCGGTGTTCGGCTGGATACCGTTCACGGCGTCGCCCGACGACGTGGAAGCGCATGGCCGCGCGATCTACGCGGAGTTGACCGCCAGCGGCTCCGTCGCGGCTTACGTTCCGGTTGACGAGCCCGCGCCCGTGCCGCCTGCCGCGCCGACGCTGGCGGACCTGCAAGCCCAGCTCACCGCGTTGCAAGCGCAGATTACGGCGCTGGCTCCGTGACCGACTACGAGCTGTTCCTAGCCGAGCACGGCTTGACCGAAGCCGACATGGCGTCGTTGACGGATTTGGGCCACATCAAGACCGCCGACAAGGTCCGGCTTGCGCCGTCGTTCGTACACGGCATCGGCACGTTTGCAAATGTTGACTTTCCGCAGGGCAGCCTCGTCAGCCTCGCGCAAGTCGATGGCCTGCGCACGGTTTACGAACCACGACCCCGACCCCAACGTCCTGATGGTGCGCCTTGAGGGTAATCTGGTGCTGATGGCGCTGCGCGACATCAAGGCCGACGAAGAGCTGTTCCTTGACTACCGGCAGGCGTTCTACGAGTCGGACTTCGGCGAGGCCCGCCGCAAAGTCGCGGCGCTGGAAGCCGCCATGCAGTCGCAGCCACAAGTTGACTGCCCGGTCAAGCACCACTTCGCGCCGGGTGTCTACCTCCGCGAGATGACGATCCCGACCGGCGTCGTGCTGACCGGCGCGGTCCACAAGACCAGCCACCTGAGCATGTTGTCAAAAGGCCGCATTTATCTGGTGGGCGACACCGACACGGTCGAGCTTAGAGCGCCAGCGACGGTCCTGTCGCAGCCGGGCACCAAGCGCGCCATTTACGCGGTTGAAGAAGCCATCTGGACCACGATCCACGCAACTGATACAGTGGATTTGGACGAGCTTGTGGCGGAACTGACCGAATCGAAATCCGACGAACTGTTGGGCGGGGCGAATAACACGCAGCTTGCGTACGCTGCGCAGCAGCAATTGAGGATTGATCCATGAGCTTTGCAATTGCCGCCATGGCCACCGCCGGAGCCGCGCTCGTCGGCGCTGGCGCGTCCATCTACAGCTCGAACAAGGCCGCTGAATCGCAGAAGGCTGGCATTGCCGCGTCTACCGCCGCGCAGCGCGAGGCGTTTGACAAGCAGACCGCGCTGCAAGAGCCGTTTCGTCAGGGCGGCATGGCCGCGCAAAACCAGCTTTTGACCTATCTGGGCCTCAACCCCGGCGGCGACTCTGGCCTGTCTGTCAATCCGAACGACCCTAACTTCGGCAAATATGCCAAAGACTTCAGCATGGCCGACTATCAGGCCGACCCCGGCTATGCGTTCCGACTCCAGCAGGGCATGAAGAGCCTAGAGCAGTCGGCAGCCGCGCGCGGCGGTCTGCTGTCCGGCTCCACGCTGCGCGGCGTCACGGACTACAGTCAGGGCATGGCAAGCCAGGAATACGGCAACGCCTACAACCGCTACCAGACCAACCGCGCCAACCAGCTCAACCCGCTTCAGAGCCTCATGGGCGCGGGGCAGACCTCGGCCAACACGTTGACCGGCGCGGCGGGCGCGCTTGGGCAGGGGCTGGCGCAGGGCGCGGCGGCGACGGGTGCGTCAAACGCATCGTCTTACATGAACACCGGGAACGCGCTGACAAATGCGCTGAGTGGCGGCGCGAATGCGTATATGAATGCCAACATGATGGCCCGCATGTTCCCCGGCGGTGGCGCTACCGCAGCT